ATCAATTCTTCCTGAAAGAACACGTCGCAGTTCTTCATAGATTTTAATTCCCTTTAACTGGGTTTTTACGGTGATTTCTTCGCCACCGGCCAGTCTCTGACGTCTTAGCCCCTGTGTACCATCGGCAATATCTGCAACGATAAATAATCCAGTATCCCGCAACTCAAAGACATTACTGTCACCTTCTTTTAGATTACGAAAATCTACGTAATTAAAAAGAGGACAACTTTCAGGAAGTCCCTCGATAACCGTCTTATTAAGTATTTCTTCAACAATAGCGAAGACTCCATTACATTTGCCATCCCTGAATGCTCTGTAGTCAAGCTTTGTAGATCCACCATTCGCTTCGATTAGAGCTAGACGAAGGGCTTCCATTGAATCATCTACGGAATAATTCCCAACAACATGCCCTTTATATGCATCTACAGCGATTTTAATTAAATCTTTGTTCATTAAATTTATCCTCACTTCCTAAAATTATTTAACTTCGATTACATAGTAGGTAAAACGCCCAACTGTTTCTACAGCAATTATTTCCCCAACCTTGGTTGAGCCAGCAGTAACAGTAGTTACGACCTTGCCTTTAGTTCCAGCCTGCAGTTCTACGATTTTCCCTTTAGCCGGAGTTCCGCTTAATGCCTCTTCGGTTACTGAAAAAATATCTCCGGTCTGAAGAATAATCGTCCGAATCGTGTTCCCAGACTTATTCTCGTATGTATCCAGACCATGATACCCACTTTCGTCATACTCTACTTCTGGGGTGCATACCAATCCAAAATAACCAGTAGTAGCCGTAGGAGTTATTGCTGCATGGACTTCTCGCTGCCCGTCCATCAGTCCTCCGATAGCTACAAGGCTACCATTCTCAATAGCCGCCTCTGTAGTTCCGCCGCCCATATATTTAGCACTTTTAATAAGCGCTCCATTTCTAGTTGCAGACACGTTATCTAATCTAACAATTGCCTTTGCCATTACATTTTCCTCACTTTCTTTACTTGTTTAAGTATTTCCTCATTAGTCCACCATAGGGCTCATCGTTGTCCTCATGGCTTCTATCAACTTGGAATTTAATCTCTTGGGGCTTGCTGATCGTTGCGTAAAAGCCAACAATACATAAGCATTCTTTCTTAAGATCTTTAATTGAATAGTCGGCAGAACTCTCTTTTAATTCCTCGAATTCTTTAGTACCGCCAATTCTCTCATTAAACTCAGAAAAAATTGCATCTTCCGCTGCTTTTCTATAAGTTTTTAATTCTTCAACTTCAGAATTTAAAAAAGAGTGTTCTTTCTGATATAAAGAATACTCCTCTGATAGAACTTCATATTTTGCCCTGTCTTCATCAATTTTTGTTCTTTCATCGAGTGTCAACCATACCTTAACCATTTCTTCAAAATCGCTTGTAATTGAAGCTTCTATTTTTGCGTCATCAAACGTGTAAGAATATCGCCCATATTTTGTTTCATAATCGGTCTTTGTCCAATAATCTTTCTCGACATACACATAATCGTCGCAAAAATCTTCAACCCAAAAATAAGTTTCACTAATAACACTTCCAGTTGCGTCAGTAATAATAACCGGATCTAAAGCATTTGATAAAGCGTCTCTTTTTTGGCGATATGTAGTAGAAAACGAAGATGTTTCCTTATTTTCACCATATAATTCTTCCATTTTAAGTTCTAAGTCTTCTAACGACATTTCTTCAATAGAAAAATCTAAGTCTTCGGTTTTCTTGTCATATTTTTGAAGAATTTCATCCTTTTCCTTCAAATTGCTACCTCCTTCATTCACTTTATTTTGTTCAAAATATAAGCTTAGATCACTTTTAAGTTCATTCATAAGTTCAGAAAATTCTTCTTTGATAAAGCCATATGCAATTGGTTTAATTGATGCGCTTGGGAAGCACGGTTCCACATTGAATTTAGGATCATCTGATTTATTTAACATGCATAGAGCATCAAATGAGAAATCAATAATATCCGTATAATCCGTATCATCTTTTAACGGTTCAGATTTACCATATAAAATTTCCATTGATTGAGACGTATAAAAGTCATTACTATAAAACGCATCTGCAAGTTCTGGAAAACGACCTATCCAGATTGCAACATCACAAACCAAATACTCGGTAGTATTCCCGTCTTCCTCGACACATTCATAGACTGGATCGGGAGATGGAATAGCAACTCCAAATGGAATACACTGACTTTTTAAATTAAATCCATTACTAAGGTCTATCTTAAAATCATGCCCTCCAAGATAATAATTGCCATTATCGTCTTTCATTAAATGCCCGATAACAGGGACATAAGCCAAAGACGAATATGCTTTATTAACATTTTCCTTTGAAAAGTGGGATTTATTTCGGTTTTTCCCCAATGACATGACATAACATTTGGCCTTTAGAAAATTCTCATTTATTTTTTCAAATGACGTAAGCTTTGAACTACAAAATAAAGATGTTTTATTGTTTTGCATTTTCTTTCTTTTTACCTCCTTTCTCATGCTAAAAACGAAGCACGTTTTCTAAAAAGAAGTCGTTTGCCGTAAAATTAGAATTTAAATAATTAATAAGTTCTGGACAAACAAAAAAAGCATAAACTGTGTTATTGTTTATACTTTCTAGGGTATATTTAAATCCTATGGCTATAAGTTCCTCTGCCTTTTCAGGATCTAAAATCTTAATTAAATTTTTCATATCATCACCAACCTAACGGTTATCATTTTGTCCGCTTTCAGAAGTTTGCTCTCCTGATTCAGTTAACTGTTTCCCTTTACTCTGATTAGTTGGGCGTCCTCCGTCATCGTCTGAAGATCCCGACATTGTATTTGAACTCTTGAGTGGTCTGTTAAATGAGGTTTTAGTCAATCCAAGAATATCATTTTCCAGATAAGCAAGAGTTACGGAGTCGCTGGGAGAGATCCCAATAGAAGAGGAGAATAGAAGTTTCGCACCGTCAACACCGTATTGAGCACCTTTAAATACTCTGTTTGAGAATTCATCTTGGTTAAAAATACTTTGTTCTAAAAACTTAAGCGCAAACCCATATGGTAGATCTTTTTTCTTTTGAATTCGGTTAAAGTTTCTGGCTACTTGGTGAATTAAATCAAAGGATATTTTTTCATCCGGTTTTACGGACAGGGAAAGAGCAGCAGAAGATGTAGCTTTCGCGCTTCCGAATAGGAGAGGAGATACGCCAGCAGATCCATAAAGATTATTTTGTGCATCCGTAACCGCGTCTGTTTCCGAGGCATTAGGAGATTTAAACGAAAAATCATTTATCTCAAACGGGGTCAAAATAAGTCCTATTCCTTCTGGGATATTTGCGGCTGCCTGATCATAATATTTTATTGCAGTCCCATACTCCATCTTTGGGATTCCGTCGTCATCTGTTTGCATCTTCATTGCTAGAACTTTATAGTTATCAATTTCCTTTTTTGCTTTTGTAAGCAGGCGGTAATCCTCAAGATCTAGAATTTCCTTAAAAATACCACAAAAAAATGGTATACTGTATAATAGATTACTTTCATCCATTTTTATACATATTCCATTTGACGGGGAAAACCATTTTTTCTTCTGATCCCCTTTAATCCCACGTTTCGGATCACCTTTATATTCCCAATATGCCTTTTCAATCTCACTTCCATATCGGGGTAGTTGATCTTGTCTGTTATTAAAATAAGTTAAATTTATACTTGGGATATAGCAACCATCCTCAATATATTGAATATCAGCATAATCAGATGGGAACTCTTTTATATAAAACGTATCGCTTGATTCATAAATAAGCCCATAAAAAACACCTTCCAACAAACAGATTGTTAATATCTTTGGTAGTTCAGACTTAATATTATATTTCTCAAATTCAAACACTGTCTGATAGTACGCTTTCTTGTACTCTGTTTTATTTTTCTTTTCAGGAAGCCTAACTGGAACGACCATATAATTGAAAGTTGGAAGATTGGCATAATAGGAAATTAATCTGCGATAATGTGACGAAGTGATATATAGATAATTGCTCATTTCTCGTAAAGATTTTTCGTTTTTTTCGGGGCGTTCAAGCATGTCAATTATTCTTTTTATAGGGTATCTCTTATAGAGAGAACTTCCATTCCGACCTTGGATTAGATCTTTGATTTCACTTTTTTTCAGGTTTGCAAAATTCAAGCGGGAATATTCTTCTATCCTTTGAATTTGTTCTTCGGTAAGTTTTACTTGTTCCAATGTATTCCTCCTTTCTTTTATAGTTTTCTTATAGATGGCTTCCTAAACATCATATATTTTGCCAAATCAGGTTCATGTTCTTTTGGGTTTTTTAACAAATCTTCACGCCTCAATACTGCTAATGCATAGCCTCCTTCTGCCATGGTATAGGCCATATCGTCATGCGTATTGCGCTTGTCCTTGGCGAGTTCATATGTGACACCCCCATTCCCATTATCATATCTACACATATAAGATAATTGGGTCTTGGCTAAATTAATATTTGCAAGAGCCAATTTTTCTTCAAATATCAATTCCACTTGCTCAAATTCGCCTTTTTTGTTTTCTATCAATATATAATCCTTGTTGTCATAATTGGTGAATTCGATAAGATTGAGTTTAATCATTTTAGACAACGAATCAAACATTATTTTTTTATAGCTTTGGGGATCTAGTAAGTGTACAATTGGTGCCGCATTTTTGTATTTTTTTCTTGCGGTTTCATATTGTTTATGATCTGGATCAATGATTCCCCTGTGCTTTTTCCCATGATTATCAATCCAATCTTCCATTAGTTGGTCTGCTACAGCTGAAATTCCACCGCCACCTGAACCGGCGTCAATGTAAAACTCAATATTTTCCCATTCTGCCGCGCGTTCTCCGTTATAATCAATTAGCAATTGCTTAATAATCTTTAATTGTTCTGGCATTGGCAACGGTGTCTTTTTTTTTGTATTTATATCAACCATTGATACAACATTTTCCAATCTTAGTTTATATCCGTCCTCAGGGTCATCAATAACTTGGAATATACTTAGAATACTGCCATCAAAGTTACGAGCAGGGTCATAGCAGAAGATAAATTTCTTTTTGCCAGTATCGTTATAAAGCAATGGCTTTCTATTTGTGGAATTCCTAATTAATTCGTCCATTGTAACAACAGAATTAGCCCCGCCCCCTTTACGGAATTTATTAAACAATTCCCTATCGGCGGCATCAGGATCTTCCTCTATTGCCTTCATAATTTGTTCTTCCGTTAGGTGTGCTTTAATTTTTTCTCCATTTATTGATGAAAAATTAAGAATATCATATGCGTCAATATCAAAGCAAAAATAGTTGTTATTGCCAACAATCATTTTTTTAAAGAAAGTCTTATATTTATCAAAAAATGGGTAACTTACATCACCAACGCTAGACGTATATAGTATTTGGAGTGGCATTTGGATTGGCTTATGATAAACAATCTTATTTGTATTAGTAGAAAAACTAGTATCAACATTTATAAAGTTTTCCACTACCGACAATTCTTCTGCAGTTTTCCAAGCTGTTTCATTAAACCATACCGCTCCGCGCTTTCCTCTTATCGCCTCCAAATTTGAAGATAGGGCAGTCATTTGTGAGTTATTATATAAGCGGAAGGTATAACCAGTTGGAGCTTGTATAAAACCTGTTTCACTAGTCCCAGTTTTTTCTACCTCTCGTGCAAACATATCTGTTGCACTCTCGAATGATGGTATTCTCTGTAAGGCGATATCTCTAAGTTTATTAAATGATTCTACTGATTGAGCATAAGTATTAGAACTTACATATAATCGATAGTCAGGGATTAATAGCAATCTTGTCATATAGTATGCTGCTGCAAGAGTATCCTTGCCAGCTCCACGACATTCTGCCCACAAAGCAAATTGCGAAACCCATGTTTTCATAAAGCAATATGCCTGATAATCGATTAATTGTAATCCAAAAAATTCATTACAGAATTTAACAGGATTTTGTCTTCCCCATTGAATAATTTTAGACATTTTATTATATTCCTCAAGTTTCTTTTGACTTAACTCTCTTGAGGATAGAGGTTTATAAATTTCCATTTAATCACCTCTTTACATTTTTTAAATCAACAATCTCATTTTTAAGATTACGATTTTCTTCTTTTAATTCGTCTATATCTTGTTCAAATTTTTGAATAAGTTCCCTCTGATCTTTAACGATTTCCGTATAATCATTGCTATCTAAAGATAATTGATCCATAATGCTTCTATTACTAAGGTCCGAAATTTGTTTAAATGCTTCACTTGTTTTTATATCAAACATACTTACTTTAATATCAGTGAAATCATTTTCTTCCATTTCCTTCATTTTAGAACTCATCGAATCTCGCCCTTGCTTGGAATTCTTGTTATAATTTGATGAGATATTATTATCTTTAGCAATTTTTGCTATAGAATCAAGGAGGGATTTTTTTGCCGTTGTTAGTTTTGATATTTTATCGTCATTTGGATTCAATTGTAATAATTCTTGATTAATTGATTCATCCATTTTCTTACACTGTAAGTGTAGCGTTGTTAATTGAATAACTCCTTGCATTTTATGCCCATCGTTATTTATTTCATCCGTATCACAATATCCGGCTAAAATGTTATAACTGTATTTTCTATCAGTATCCGTCATACATAAGTCTTCAAACGGGTCGTATCCAACAGTAGATAATGCGTAACTCATGTTTCGTTTATCTTTTTTAGACCATCTTGACTCACGTTCTTCCTTTATTTTGCTTTCCGTTTTACAAAATTCGCCTTCTAAAATACTATTTTGAAAACTCTTATACTGATATTGGCGCATATTAACCTGTCTTAAATATAGCCCCACATTAAAGAACGAATTCTTTTCAACAATACTACGATATAAGTCTGTAAAAAATGGAACATCTAAATAAGAGCAACAAATTTGCAACGCAGTTTCTTCGGACTTATACCTATTTGTAAATTCTTGAAAAAGCTTGTTTATACAATCTTTGCAAAATAATACCGCTTTATTTGATTCATTCCAAACTTTACTGTACTTGCTGATAAAAAAATCATCTTCTGATTTTTTGTAGCCGCAACAAAGGCAAGTATATTCAAGCTTTTCAGCTTTCTCTTCAACGATTTTTTTCTTAACAGCTATTTTTATCTCCTCCTTTCTCTCTAATAAATTAAGCACCGGAAGGGAATCGAACCCTCGTAACCAGAGTGGAGGTCTGGGATTTTTCCGTTAAATTACCAGTGCAATAAAAATAACAAAAGGACTGAGCATCATCAGTCCCTTTGCCATACTATTGAAGAAGTTCCTTCTAAAGCAAAAAAATATTTGAGCCCGTCCATTTTATTGAATTCCGCATGACGGTGAGCGGAAAAAACATTCTATCTCTTTAGAAATTACAGTTAAACTCTTTCTCAAAAAGAGTGGGATTAATTAAAGATAGTTCTTCAAAGAGTCCTTCTTGATACGTCATCTCTTGCACAACATCATGATATGTAAATATTTTATTGTATCCTTTTGCCCCAACTGAATAATCAGTGGACTTTGCAATTTTTTCCTTTAAATAATCGGCATATCCGTTGTAAAGAACACTTCTGCCAGCGCATCGTGGTGTATATATAGTATCGCCTCTGATAATATGTTTCAAAAACTCTTTTTGGTACTCATACAATTGGATCTCGTTTTTGGTTTCTATATATTCAATTACATCATTTAGTTCTATCATTTGGCTTCTTCTCCCTTGAAATACTGATTCTATATATCTGTCAAACTACCTTGTTTTACTTCTTTGACGCCATCTTTGTCAAAATATTTTCCGAATTCGTCTTCTGCAGTGAGATCATTGTAAATCTTTAACATTTCCGAACTACTCCAACCAAAAAATTCTTGTATAACATGAGATGGAAGATTCATTCTATGCAAGCGTGTACATGTATAGTGTCTCATACAGTGAAAATAAAAATCATCACCAATAATATTTGTAAATTCTTTTGTCCAATGACCTATATCTTGACGGGCATTCCATTCATACTTGCCATCTGAAATTTTTCTTTTTGAAACAAACAGATATTCACTTTCAATTCCTTTTACTTTACGTTCTTCCAGCCATAGGTCTATATATGGTTTTGCTCCATATAAAATAAATTTATTTAAAGGTTTCCCAAGCTTTCCAAATCCTTTTGTCCGAATTCTATCAGTTTTCCACATTGCGTCATAAACAAAATGATCATCATCAAAATAAGATATTTTCATTTTAAGTAATTCCGATATTCTCATACCAGAATAGGCGGCGATAGCAACAGCACAAGTTCTTTCGTATTTTTTCTTCTCTATAAGAGTATTTAGAAGATGATCGACCATCTCATCGGGAATTATGGTCTTTTTTCTGACAACTTCCTTATTTGGGTTTTCTATTTTACGGATAATAGGCCGGAAATTTTCGAATTCTTCTTCATCGTCTAGCACATTTTCTATATAATTTGAGAGGGAGGATAGGCAAGATTTAACACGCCTTATTCTGTTAGGGCTCCATCCCCATGTATTAATAGCATGATTTTGGAATTTTGCAATTTCACGCTTGGTAAGTTTTGTGAAAAATTTATTACTATTGAATTCATAATTCCAAACCCAGAATATATTTAAATCTGATCGATACGCGACAATGGATTGAGGTGATCTATCTATTGACTGTAAATATTCTAGCCAATCATCTCCAAGTTGCTTGTTCTCATAATTAATAAGTTTTAACTTATCATTATTCGTAATATTGTTATATACGGTACTTCTTGCCATCTGTTCACCTCACTTTCCTATATATTTTTTGAGTTATTCTAGCTTTTCCAATAACCCTTCTATTGTGATCTCCTCACCATGACACGCTGCCGGTTTGCACTCAAGCATTTCAACCAGTAAATCTACTTCGTCGGCGGTTAGAGATATTGTTTTTTCAATCTTTTCGTAATTGTCTAAAATTTCCTTCACCTTCTCTGCATAAAAATAGGAGAGCGCTGCTCTCCGTTATGTGAACTTAATATTATAAGTACACTCGCGCCCACAATCATCATTAAATATCATGAGAGATTGTCCTGCTGTTGAATACAGCCGTTTGTCATTCGCATGGTCATCCGTTCCGCATAACGATCTAATCAGGATGTTCTCAATGCCGTAACTCTCAAATTCTTCTAAATGATGCTTGTCTGCGGATATTGCATAATCAATCGTTTCGCCATATAATTTTGTAAATAATGTATTTACATCAACCCCAAGTTTCTTAATATTATCCAGATCCCCATGAACACAACAAATGTTTGCGCCAAGAACCTTTAATTTTGTAAACTCCTTAAATTCTGATTCGATGATTGAAACCTTGGTATTATCTTTGAGTCTCCAATTCAGCCACCACGGGATCAGCTTCTCCATGTTGTCTGAATGTACACTTTCTTTTTTATTCTGTATGGTTCTTAAATGATTACCGTAACAAGAATAAACGTTCACTTTATTCACACTGCTGGATATCTCATTTATCATTTGCGCTAATATCTCCGATACTTGCATAATTTGGTCACATGTTTTTTCCTCTGCTGCAACTCTAGCCGTGGTATGTATAGACCCGTGAGCCATGTCTCCAAGAAACACTAAATGAATAGTATTCACTTTGTTTAATAATACAAATTCTTTAACCTTTTTGGTAAGGTGAATGACTCGATCTTTACAGATGCTTGTATTGAATTGATTCCAGATATTATCAGTAACCATGCCGTAGTGCCAATCAGCACAAAATAACACAGCTTCCTTTTTAGATACGCATGAAATGTAATTATTGAAATTTAGGGGTCTTTCAGTATTAAGTTTCTCAGCTGCATCAACCATTCTTTCCATTAGATGATCTGCTCTTGCATCTGATATAAGTAATTTATTGTATTCCCTACGCTGGTCAAAGACTTGCCTTTTTATCTTGTATAATTCGTCTTTTTGTGCTTGTACTTCTTTTAAATAGTTATCATCACTTAAAAATTTATACTCATTAGCGGATAACATCTTTTGAAAAGCTTGATATTGCTTTCTAAATTTCGATTCAGTATATTCTGTATTCAGGATACCATTGAGAATGCTGGCTACGTCTTGCCAAGAACCAATATTATCTTTGTCCGTGCATACACGATAAATTAGTTCTTCGTCTGACTCATTTTCTAATCTTTTATATACAACTATTTTTCGCACCTACCTTCTAAGTCATCTTCCTTTGTCTCTATATCGGCTAAGAAACCGATACAATTTGTATTTACAGTCTCCTTGCTGTGAAGTTCTTGAATCACCTGATTCCCCTTCAGTATCTTCTTTGTTGGATGAAGCTTTAAAACTTCTATATACGATGCCACAACTGACATTAATTCTTCTATGATTGGGATAATTACAAGTCCGCTTATCAAGCCAAAGATATATTTCTTCATTTTTTCTCTCCCTAAAACTTATCCGCAAGCTCTGCGATCCGGCTACGCCATACCTGCTGCAGTTCAACATACCCGAATTCCGGTTCCCCTTTTAGTACCTCAATCGCTCTCGCCATACCGTTATTACAGCCGTCAAACAAATAAGAGTCTACCTGTGTTTTGAAGTCACCCTCCAAGACAATCTTGCAGTCTTTACTTGCTCTCGAAAGACACAGTTTTAACAACTCAGTCGAAGTATTTTGGCATTCGGGGATATATAAAATCTCGTTATCACGTATTTCCATTCCGCGAATATCGGCCATAGATATGAGTTTGATTTTTTCTTGTTGCAATAACATATCAACGGCATATCTGTCACCGAATTTTGTGGTCAGCATAGCCCCGATAGAATTCTGCATTGCCTTTTCTGTTGCGCTGCCGCTGTAATATCCCATATCAGAAGCGCCTTTTGCTTTCGTAGGATTAAACATTATGACGGCTCTGTCATATTTGCCTGAATCTATCAGATACATAATTGATGCTAAAGATAATAAAGATTTCCCGCTACCGGCCTTGCCTGAAATAACAGTAATGGTATTGGATAGTATGGAATCGATGGCGCATGCTTGATAAACATCCTTTGGTTTGATTTTGTCATCGAATAAGGATGATTTTAGCGTCTTGTTACATACCTTTTTGTAGCCATTATTTGTCCATCTTAGGGTGTCTACAATTTCTCCATTAGGTGTTTTAATTATTAAATATTGATTTAGCAATAAGCCATATAGATTATCTGAGATATGCGTATAAAAATCACTCATTTCATTGTTTGATAATATTAAAGATTTGAAGCCTCTGTAAGCCTCTTGATTATTAATAAGGTTAATTTCTCCGCTACTACGAGTTGGCAGTTTGAAGACTTCACGTGATAAAAATCTAACATTTACATCGTCAGATACCAATAAAATCATGTTGGTAAATGCGTTGTAATAATAGGCAGACGCGAGAATTATGTTATCTGGACTCTCAGTAAGTCCAAATTCTTTTAATATATAATCTATAACGGGCTTACTATAGGGTACAACAATGTATTTTTCATGGTTTTTATCCAAAAGCCGGGCTATATTTCTGGCTTTATATTTTACCTCGGCGTCCTTATTGACAGCCGTTTTAATTTTTTCGATTTCTTCTAGCGTCTTTTGGGCAATTACAAATTCCTCTAAAAACGCATTTTCTTGTAAATTTAGTAAAGCATTGGTGTCTAGGAATAGCTTATATTCCAATCAACAAAACCACCTTCCTATTTTTTATTTTTTTGAGACCTGAGATACAGTTTTGACTATTTGACTTTTACGAAGCGAATCTAATGCGGCTAAAGCACGATGATGTTCCACTAAATAATAGTGAGGATTCCGACTATGGCTTTTGGCAACAAATTGTGGAAATTTCTTCCTCAAAATAACAGACTCACTTTTTGTGATTTTTACTATTTAAAAAACCTTCTTTCTATTTTTAAATTTCCCTATGGGATAGTAGCGGGGGACAGGATTTGAACCTGCGACCTTTGGGTTATGATCCCAACGAGCTTCCGGACTGCTCCACCCCGCGTTATTGTTAAGCTGACGCGACAGGATTCGAACCTGTGACCCACGGCTTAGAAGGCCGTTGCTCTATCCGACTGAGCCACGCGCCATCAAAAAAGCCCACTATAGGCAGAACCATAAAAGGCAGCGGATAGTGGGATTATTAATGTGAATAAAGAGAAAACTAGATATTTTTAATTAACAAGATCCAACAATGTTTTACCAGTCTTG